ACCAGCTTTGGCGCCCCTTGCGTCAATCGACAGAGTCAGTTCAGGCATCTTTCTTGTCCTTCAAGCTCGAGAAGTAGTGCGCGTCGAGCGCATCGAGGATTTGCAAGTAGCTCCACTCAAGACTCGGAGACACACGAAAGAAGTCGAAGGCAACCCGGATCGATTCAACGGTAAGCGCCCCAGGCCCGAAGCCAGACGGCCTATGGGAGTGCAGGAATTGGAAGATCTCCCAGACGTCCAGCAAGTCTTCATGTAGCTCTGGTCTCTGCGGTGGTTCATAGTCAGGGTTGTTCTCTGCCTGCGCCTCGAGCAGCTCCTGGACCTTCGGGTCGCCAAACCGAAGCACCCAATCCAGGTGCGCGATTAGTTTTCCTCGGCGTCCTTCTGGTCCTGTTCGGCAAACAAGGTGAGGTCATCGGCGATCTCCGAAATTCCGTCGCAGAACCGGGGTACCTCTGTGAGCAATTTGTGCGCGGTCTCCTTTGAGTACACGACCTCTTGGCCGTCTCGTTCCATGTGGCGCCACCCAAGGAGGAGGAACTGCACGCACAAAGAGACCTGTATCGCTTCCTGGACAGCCGGGTCGACTTTCAAGCTGTCTTTCCGCAGCGCGCGTAACTCCTTTCGCGTGAACCGAGTCCGACGTGTCAACTCGTGCCTGTACTCGCGGGTGTCTGAACTCGCAACCAACACTTCTAAGTGGTCTATGTTCTCCTCAACGACCGGCTCTCCAGTCTCAAAGTCTACCCAGACTCCTTCTGTCTCGCTCTCTGTCTGAGCAAGCTTCCCAATGTCAAATCCCATACGCTTCCCTTCCCTTTGCTTTAAGCCGTAATTCTGCTAAGGCGTGCCACGATGTTCTCGCCTGTGTGAAGATGCGCCCGGTATTGCATGGCGGCAACGATGTCTGTGTTCTCCCCGCCAGCAACCCTCTCAGCATCCGTAAACTGTACGTTTGGCAGGTCCAGCACGTAGATGTTCCCAAGGCCATCGTCCATTACAATCGCGAGAGAAGTGGACGTGTCTGCTTCCCAAAGGGTGAACAGGGCCGAGTCTTCGTAGAGGGTCGTGTAGCCTCCACTAACCCCGAACTTCCCTTCGCCTACTGAGTGAGGCCCTGTGCCACCTCCGATCGTGAACCGGGACCGTAGGTTGTTCGCGATGTCGAACGAGAAGTCCGTCACTGCGCTCTGAGCCACGAACGTATTGGCGACTCCCTGGTCTCCCTGGAGGGATGTGATGTGCGTTACGGTGCTGAAAATCTTCGTGGTTGGTGCGGCCACACGGCCAGCATCACTCAATGTCGCCGACGCTGTGGCCGTTGTTTTGCCAAGGAACCCGAAACTCCCAGTCAATGGACCGCCAGGTGCAATCTGCAGGCTGAACGTGTCGACGATCATCCCGAGATATGAGAGGAAATTCAGCGTGGAGAGGTTCGAGAACTCCTTCTCCAGGGTGAACGATGCCTGCGTGCTACCATTTGTGATCGACCCAGCCTGGATAAGCGTGATCGGGTCCTCGGCGCCGAAGGCTACGGTCGTGAGATCGCCCCCCGTGACCTCGATCTCACCGGCCGCTACCGAGACGATCTTCCGAACGGTGTTGTTCCCGGCGACGGTCGAGCCGGAGATCTGGATCCACTCGTTCACGTTGAACGGCGCCAGGCCGTCCGAGTCGTCGAGGATTTTCGCGTACCCGGAGCTGGAACTGGCGATCGACTGGAAGCCGATGTCGTCATCCGCCGTAAACTTCTCCTCGGCCGTGAACGCAGCATCGGCCCAGAACGCACCCGCTATCAGGTCATCGTAAGTGGTGTGGGACAGCTCGACCTCGAGTCCGCCCGAGGCACCGACCTCTGTGACGATCGTGTCTGTAGTAGCTCGATCTGACCGGATCTCTTGCGAGTCCACGGTCGTCTGGGTTCGCTTTAGCGACTCGGAGCGGAGACGTAGGAGTTGGAAGTTCCCTTCCGGCTCGGCACCCCAAGTGGATTCCTTGATATACGAGACTGCTAACTGGTCTGCTACGGCGACGGTCATCTATTTGACCTCCACAAAATCGTCCGCAACAAACGGACAGGTTACGTTGACTTGAAACTCATTCTCGACTCGACCTAAACGCTGGATAGACGCGGTCTGGAACATCAACCCGCTACCGATATCCGCATGAGAGAACTTGTCGGCGACGACGTCAGCCAGGACAATCACGTCCTTGGTTCCCTTGTTCAGGGGGGCGAACAAGGTCACAAAAAGAACGCCTGGCGTCCTTCTTCGTATGCTTGATGACCCAAAGTCTGCAGGAAAACTCTCGCCTTCCCTTACCTGGACACGCGCCCAGACCGTATCGGACGGCGGGGTGAAGGTGGTGTTCTCGTACTCTACCGAGAGAGACTGAGGCGTAGACACCTCGGTAACGAAGCGGCCTTCGATGGCTATCTGTGTGGCTGCGAAGCTCACCGGCCTAACCCTTTCCAGCTCCCCAGCGCCCTGTCTACTTCTCCCCTCGCGAAACGTACTCTCGCCTCTTGGAGTGCCACCGAGACCATCCCGTGGCGAGCCTTCCTACTTGAGCCGCCCTCGAGCTTCAGGATATAATCCACGTTATTCGTAATGTGTACGACCGTCGGCTTGGTGATCCGCTCAATCACTGCCATGGCCTTCAGCGTCGTAACGATGTTATATGGGTCCCTCTTGACCAGAGAGAACTCCGGAGGACTACCACCTGCTGTCACCTGCCAGTTGGCCTTCGAGAGACCGGTGAGAACTGGCTGTAGCTGGATGATCCTGAATGCCAGGTGACGACTGACCTCTTTGAGGAATAAAAGCAACTGGTCTACGGTGTATTCCTTCTTGCTCGCCTCGAGTGCCGCTTGGAACTGCTTGAGGCTGGCCTCCATCCGGCGGATGCCGCCGAACTCCCCGACTCCGCGCTTCGTCCGAAGCCCCCTGGCCATGCCACCGGTCAACCCGACTCCGGGATGCGGCCGAGACCCCTGGCCCTGGCCGCCGGTCAACCCGACTCCGGGATGCGGCCCAAACCGCCTGTGGTCAAACTTCGCCATTACTTGTCAATCTCCATGCGATAGACGATCTCGTCGCCGTCCACCGAGTAGGGGTTGACCAGGGTGATCGTCCACCTGTGACTGTCAAGGAGGATCTCCATGCCAGGCGCAGGCACGACGCCAGCGCCAGCCACAAGAAACCGGCCTTCGCCACCCTTGATCGCGTTGCCTTCTGGGGAGAAGTTGCGCACAGGACTGTCCGGTGGAGACACGGTCACTGCGACAGCCGTCTCCGTCACCACGTTCTCGCTAGTCGCTGTGTTATACGCGCTCGTCGTGGTGTACAGCGTAGCGCTCTCGCCGTACTTGGCGATCAGCGTTGTGGTCTTGGAGCGTAGCCGTGTGGCGCGAGCTGAAACCATCTACGCCCTCCACATGCTCACTGCGGAACCGCTGCCAATGTAGTCACGGACCAAACCGTCCACGATTGGAAGCTTGATCAGTTGACCCTTCGGCTCGACGTACTCAGTCGTCTCCGTAATCGCTCCGCCAATCGAGAATGACTCGCTCCTGATTGACCCAGAGTTCTCGAGTGTTGGCAGAAGACCGCCGGTCGCCTTGCGCTTGATGTGCTCGAGCGCCGACTCGCACGTTGCGTCCTTCAGCTTCTGAGGGATCGTGTCCGACGAGATAATGAAGTCCGAATCGTCATGGACCCCGTCACGAGGCCATGAGCGAGCCTGTGTGCTCGTCCTCTTCGACCCCTCCCAACGACCCGCGTAGAACGCGTCGATGTACTGAGTGCCGACACGAAGCGCCTCCTCTTGCAGCAGAATGTAGCCTTCTTCCCATTCAGCGGGTTCGCCGTACAGGGTGAAGTACGCGCTTGCGTCTGCGAGCGAGACGTACGAATTGGCGGACGCAACCAACGTCCCGTCTTCGACAATCAGAGCCATGGTCGATCCTTAAAAAGCGGTCAGGCTGCGAAACGTCTGTGCGCTCCGTAGCCTGACGCGCACCAGGCATCAATTGTTACTCGGTTGCCACCTCTGCGGCGACCTTGATCTCGGCCTTGGCCTTACCCTTGCCGTACTTCGAGGCTTTGGGTAGGCCTTTCCGTTTACAGCCTTGCGCCAGATGCTTCTCCACATCCGACGAGTTCACAACGATCGGCTCGCCATTGCTCCCGACCAACTCAGTTGTCGGTACTCGCATAGTCCTCCTTCCATTAAAAAGTGGCCCGGCCGGAGGCTTGTTCAAACTCCCCCGACCGCGCAACCAGGAGAAAATCAGTTCTATCCGGAGATCCTGCAGGCGAGTTCAGGCCGAACGAGCTTGACTCCAAAGAGGATGTCAAACTCCCAGACCGTCTGCTTGTACTCGGGGATGATCTCGAGCCTGAGTGAGATGCCGGTGACCGGATCCGTGAGCGATCGGAAGTTCCGTGCGCCACGGTCGGCCGATGACACCAACAGCGGCCGGTTGGCAAAGGCGAACGCATCGCGGTGGAACGCCAGGTTGACGACATGCGTAGCCTTGAACGTGATCGCGGCAGAGTCAGCAACGGCAACCTTGAGTGCCGGTTGCTGGGTGATGACATTCGCAGCGTACGACTCAACGACGTAAGTCTGGGTGTCGCCATCAATCGTGAAGATGTCTCCGGGGAGAGGGTCTCCGCCGGAGCCTGTGTCGATCGTGATCGTGGTGTCACCGATCGCAGGCGATGCGTCATTGACAAGGTAGTTGGCGCCGGCCGTAGCGGTGTGGGTTACGACTGCGTCGTCAGCGGCCCAGTCGATCCCGTACTTGCGTCCGATCTCACCTTCGATCTTGACCCCGTTGTCACCGATCTTGTCGGCGTCGGAGAACGGCGAGAGAGCCAGCGCAGCTGCCTCTGCGTCGAAGTCCAAGACACCACGGCGATTTTGTCGAGGCGCCAGCTGCTGGTTCAGCACCTTGCGAGCGTTGGTTGCATCGGTAACGCCTTCGAATGGGGTTGTTCCCGCGGTCCCGACGTACCCATAGATCCCTTTGTACGTCGCGTGGATCTTCTCGTTGACGTCGTTCCCCAGGGCCTTGATGGCCTCGTCAGCCTGCATCGGGAAGAAGTGCGCGTTCTTGTCGACCTCGCGAAGCTCCTTGTCCGTGAGGCCAAACGGTGCGCTCTTGCGCCACTGGTCCAGCAGGATCTGGACCTTAGCCGGCGCACGTTCCACCGCGTCCGGGAGGACGTTGGACGGCGTTACGTCGGCAACGGTTGTTGCCTGCGGGAGGGGGACATCAATAGTATCCCCGAATTCCGCGGCTTCCTTGGAATACGAGCCGTTGACGAAACGCGGCATGACCGCGAGTTCACGGAGTGTCATCAACCCTTTCGCGAGAATCTTGTCGCGAATATTGTCGAGGCCAGTCCCTGTATCATTTGGAAGGTTATTGGACACGAAAGCGTCCTCCTAAAACGTTACCATTATTTGGTTATTGAGTGACCCGTTTGGGTCCTCTCCGTTTCAGAAGTCGCGTTCCGCCACTTCCGGCTTTCCGCCTATTCAGTCGGAGATCGTGACCTTTCCAGCCGCAATCGCCTCGAGGCTGCCACCGGCATCCTCGGAGGAAACCATCCCCGTGGGGAGGTCTCCAGTTTGGCCGCCCGCCGTCGAGCGGCCGTCTGCGCCTGACCCGTGCGCTCCCGTTCCGGGGAAAAACCCGCCAAGGTCAGGGTCCTCACTCATCTCGTTTAATCGTTCGAGGAGTTGCATCTCCCCGCCGTGATTCGTTTTTGACAACAGCACCCGGCCATCCTTCGGGTCGTGAACCTTCAGGACTCTCTGGCCGTTGGCGTTGAGTTCCACCAGCGCCTCTTTCTCGAACAGCAGTTCGAGTCCACGGCGGCTTGGTCTGCGACCTGTCTCTTTCTCAAACTCAGCGATAGCCTCGTCGAGTTGCCGGTTCCTGAAAGAGTCGTTCGCCTCGGTACGAAGGGTGGTCAGCTCGGTCTCTCGTTCAAGGAGAGCCTTGCCATGTTGGTCGACAAGCTCTTGGCGCTCACGCTGCCACTCGGT